CCACGCAAGAGATCAGTCAGTACCAGAACGAGAAGGTCAAACTGCTGACCTACTATGGTCTGGTGCCGAAAGAATATCTGGAGAAGTTGGACAGCGAAGACGAGGAAATGGTCGATCTGTTCCCCGACGACTCGCCAGCCGAAGACTACTCCGACATGGTGGAAGCGATCATCGTCATCGGTAACGACGGCATGCTACTGAAGGCCGAGGCGAACCCGTACATGATGAAGGATCGCCCAGTACTGACGTACCAGGACGACACGGTGCCTAACCGCCTGCCGGGACGTGGCACGGTGGAAAAAGCGTACAACATGCAAAAGGCGATCGATGCGCAGGTCAGAACGCATCTGGACTCGCTGGCGCTGACAGCGGTGCCGATGGTGGCAATGGATGCCACCCGTCTGCCCCGAGGGGCAAAGTTTGAGGTACGGCCGGGCAAGGCGTTCATGACCAACGGCAATCCGTCAGAAATCCTGTATCCGTTCAAATTCGGTCAGACCGATGGCAGTAGCCTGACGACTGCGCAGGCGTTCGAGCGCATGCTGCTGCAAGCCACAGGCACCTTGGATAGCCAAGGCATGGTGAGCCAAGTGGCTCGCGATGGTGGCAACGCAGGCATGTCAATGGCGGTGGCGACCATCATTAAGAAGTACAAGCGCACGCTGGTGAACTTCCAAGAAGACTTCCTGATTCCGTTTATCAAAAAAGCGGCGTTTAGGTACATGCAGTTTGACCCAGAGCGCTATCCGTCAGTGGATTTGAACTTCATACCAACTGCGACACTGGGCATCATCGCGCGCGAGTACGAGCAGGCGCAGTTTATTGCCTTGCTACAGACACTCGGCCCTGACACCCCGGTCTTACCGCTGATCTTGAAGGGCATCGTGGCCAACAGCAGCTTGTCAAACCGCATGGAGTTGATGGAGTCGCTGACTCAGATGGCTCAGCCGAACCCAGAAGCGCAGCAAGCGGCCATGATGCAGCAGCAGCTGGCCATGCAAGCGGCGCAGTCGCAGATTGCGGTCAATCAGACGCAGGCTGAGCGCAACCGGGCGGAGGCCATTAACACCACGATTGAGACGAAATTGAAGCCCATCGAGGTGCAGAGCAAGATTATGGCGGCCAATACGCAGAATCTGCCCAACGATGCTGAGTTGGCATCCAAAGAGTTCGACAAACGGGTCAAGATCGCTGAATTGATGCTCAAAGAAGCCGACATCAAGAACAAATCGAAGATCGTCGAGATGCAAATGGCTGAGAAACAGAACAAAATCAGCGGAATGGAAGAAGATTTCTTGGAAGAACTGACCAAGGAGCTCTCTGGTGGACGTTGAAAGCCTCGCTAAACAGCTAATTCTTCAAAATATGACGCCAGAACAGCAAAAAGCTGTTCTGGAGTCGGTTCGTGCCACCCTGCAAGAGGCTCGCGGCAAGCAAAAACAGCGTGTGAGCGAGAATGTGGGCATGGTGGTGGATGCCTTGAAGAAGATCGAGGCCGATATTCGTGCCAAGTACGACGATCTGGGCAATAAGATCACCACACGGGTCAATTCGATCCGTGATGGACGCGATGGCGCCAACGGATCGGACGGTCGAGACGGCTTGGATGGCCGCCCTGGCCGTGACGGTGCCCAAGGGCCAGCCGGTCCAGCAGGCCGCGACGGTGTCAACGGGGTTGATGGGGTCGATGGGGTGTCTGTCACGGACGCTAAGATCGACTTCGATGGCTCGCTCATCATCAGTCTGTCCAACGGGCGGGAAATCAACGTCGGTGAGGTGGTTGCAGCCGATGTAGCTGAGAAAATCCGTGTATTGACCTATGGTGGTGGTAATAGCGGCGGCACAAGCGGCCTAACCTATAAAGGTACGTGGAACGCGTCTACAAACACCCCAACACTGACGTCGAGTGTCGGTACTAACGGCGATTACTACATTGTTTCGGTCGCTGGTTCGACCGATTTAAACGGTATTTCTGACTGGCAGCCGGGCGATTGGGTCATATTTAATGGCACCGTCTGGCAGAAGATCGACCAGAGCTGGGCTACTGCCGGGGTCAATAACAACATCACGTCGATGACGGGCATCACGGGTGGCATCTCGTCGCCTGACTTCGTTCAGTTCGACACGGGCGCTACAGTCACCAACGCAGCAGGCCGTCTGTACTGGGATGCGACGCAACAGACCTTGAGCGTGGGGTTGAACGCCAACATTGCGGCCGATATTGGCCAAACGCTTTACGCCTACGTGACGAATGACGAGGCGGTGACGATTACCAAGGGCCAGCCGGTGTACATGTACGCTGCGCAAGGCGACCGGGTATCAGTCAAGCTGGCGTACAACACGGGTGACGCAACTTCAGCCAAAACGCTGGGTGTTTGTGCGGAAAATATCGCCGCAGGTCAGGCAGGCATGGTGCTGTGCCAAGGTGTGCAGGATGGCTTAGACTTGTCTGCCTTTTCGCCTGGCGATACGCTGTATTTGGGCGCGACTGCCGGTACGCTAACGAACACGAAACCTTACGCACCCAACCATCTGGTCTATATTGGTGTGGTCGAGCGTGCCAATATGGGCAATGGCCGGCTGTACGTACGTGTGCAGAATGGATACGAGCTGGATGAGCTGCATAATGTCTCGGCTCAGTCGCCTAGCAATGGCCAGGTGTTGATCTACAACGCATCGACCAGTCTGTGGGAAAAGAACACGCTGACTGATGGCACGGGCATTACGATTACTGAAGGCGCCGGGTCGATTACGATTACCAATGCAGCACCGGATCAGACGGTTGCATTGACAGGTGCTGGCACGACGGCTGTCACAGGTACGTACCCTAATTTTACGATTACCTCCAACGATCAGTACGTCGGTACAGTCACCAGCGTCGGTGGCACCGGTACGGTCAATGGCATTAGCCTCTCTGGCACGGTCACCTCCAGCGGCAACCTGACACTGGGCGGTACGCTCTCAGGTGTGAGCTTGTCAACGCAGGTGACTGGCACGCTGCCGATCGCCAATGGTGGTACGGGACAGACGACGGCTGTTGCAGCCTTCGATGCACTGGCACCGACGACAACTAAGGGTGACTTGATCGTCAATGACGGGTCGGATAATGTCCGCCTGGCTGTCGGTACGAACGCGTATGTATTGACTGCGGATTCTGCACAGGCAACGGGTGTCAAGTGGGCGGCTGTGTCTGCCGGCACCACGGTGACAGACGACACCAGCACCAACGCAACGTACTACCCAACATTCTCAACAGCTACCTCGGGCACGTACTCGGTTGCGACCGTGTCGAGCACTAAGTTGACGTACAACCCATCGCTGGGTGACTTGAGAGCAACACAATTAGCTTCGTCGAATGGCATTTTGTTTACCAATCAGACGGTCAATACGTCGGTGACGTTCCCAACGGGCTATGAAGGCATCAGCGGTAAGAATACAACCGTCGCTAGTGGTGTGACAGTGACTGTCCCCTCTGGCGCTAACTGGACGATAGTGTGATATGCCAATAACGATTGACGGTAGCGGCACGATTACAGGTTTATCCGCAGGAGGATTGCCTGATAGCTCTATTGTGACTGCTGATATTGCTAATGCTGCGATTACTGCGGCTAAGTTAGATGGCGCTCAGAGTGGATCAGCGCCTATTTACGCTGCTAGGGCTTGGGTGAACTTTAACGGTACTGGTACGGTTGCGATTCGTGCGTCAGGAAATGTATCGAGTATTACAGATAATGGTACTGGCAATTACACGGTGAACTTTACGACTGCAATGGCGGACGCAAATTATGCTGCTACCATAGGAGGTTGTTATTTAGATAATAATACAGTTGAAAGAAATTTTGGGCCTACTACAGAGTCATTTACAACTTCATCTGTAAAAATACTATCCGCCGATATGTCAGCAGGTGGAGGATTAGATGTTGCTGTTGTTTCTGTTGCCATCTTCCGCTAAAGGACAACCATGAACTCACGAATTATTTACCCAACAGACGAAGGCGTAGCAGTCATAGTACCTGCTGACTGCGGTCTAACTATTGAAGAAATTGCAGCCAAGGACGTACCTGCTGGCAAGCCGTTTCAGATTGTTGATGTGTCTGAAGTACCGTCAGACCGTACTTTTAGAGGAGCTTGGTCATGGGCATCGTAATTGACGTAAACAAAGCCAAAGCCATTGGTCACGATATGCGCCGTGCTGCCCGTGCTGAAGAATTCAAGCCTTTTGACGAGGCTATTGCCAAGCAGATTCCCGGTGCAGCAGATGGCGCAGAAGCACAGCGTCAGGCTATCCGTGAGAAGTACGCAGCTATTCAGACACAGATTGACGCAGCAGCAACACCAGACGAGATCAAAGCAGCACTAGGGATTTGATATGCCAATCAAGTTAAACACAGCTTCTGGTGGTGGAGTAATACTAACTGGTGCTAATACAGCATCGGACAAGACAATTACGGTTCCTGCTGCTGATGGCAATATGTTGTATGCAGACTCTAGTGGTAATGCTCAAATTAACTCTGGTTATGGATCGTTAGCTACTGGTTACGTTGCTAGAGCGTGGGTGAACTTTAATGGTACGGGTACGGTAGCGATCAGAGCGTCTGGGAATGTGAGTTCGATTACGGATAACGGTACAGGCAATTATACGGTGAACTTTACTGTAGCAATGACTGACGCGAATTATTCAGCAAATATAACTGCGGGGGGAAATGCAGTTGGTAGGCAACCAATTACATCTGCGTCAGTAGATGGCTCTGGAAATACTGTTGCTCCAACTACATCCGCTTTTAGATTTAACGTTGTAATTGTGAGTGTTACAAACTCAGACGCTGATTATCTAAATGTAGCAATATTCCGATGAGCACACTACGCCTAACCACCATATCAAACCAAACGGGATCGTATTCCGTTAAAGGACAATAATGAGCGTTACCATTAACGGCACTAACGGTCTTACGTTCAACGATGCCAGCACTCAGACTACGGCTGCGACAGGCTTTGGCTTCAAGAACCGGATTATTAACGGTGCGATGGTGATCGACCAGCGCAATGCTGGGGCGAGTGTGACTCCTACAGCAGACCAGACTTACACGCTTGATAGGTGGATGATTAGAAATCTCAGTGGTGCTGGTCGTTTCTCTGTTGTGCAAAGTTCAACATCTGCGGCTAATTTCCCAACGTCTGTTTTATTAACTGTAACCACTACATCTGCGCCAAGTGGTGTTGAGTTTTATGGACTTTCACAAAATGTTGAGGGCTATAACATGGCAGATTTTGGTTGGGGTACTGCCAATGCCCAATCAGTAACTGTGTCTTTTCGAGTTCGTTCAAGTCTTACAGGAACATACTGTGTTTCTTTAAGAAACAGTGGGGGAACTAGAAGCTATGTTGCCGAATTTACAATTAGTGCTGCCAATACTTTTGAAACAAAAACAATAACCATTGAGGGTGATACATCAGGTACTTGGCTGACGACTAATGGTATCGGTATTATATTTCATGTATGCCTTGGCTCAGGCGCATCAAGAGAAGGAACTGCCAATTCATGGCAAGGAACCAATATTGTTGCAACATCAAATCAAGTTGACTGGATCAATACATCAAGCGCAACCTTTTACATCACCGGCGTACAACTCGAAAAAGGCAGCACAGCCACCAGCTTTGATTACAGGCCGTATGGTACGGAGTTGGCGTTGTGCCAGAGGTATTTTGAAATGTCATATGACATTGGAACTGCTCCATCTACCGCGACAACAACTGGAATGAAGTTTTTTAATTGGGCTATTAATGGAGCAAATAGTGGCGCCGGTGGGGTTTCATTTCAAGTCCCCAAGCGCGCCACGCCAACAATTGCTACATATGATGGGGCAGGAACAATCAATAATGTTTCTACTGTCCCAAACGGGAGCACTACTTTTACTAATGGTAGAGCTTATTACGGAGCGCCATATAATATTTCTACGAATAGTTTTACGCACCAAGGACAAGTTAGTGTTGGGAATGTATATAACTTTGTCCACTTTACTGCATCAGCGGAGCTTTGATTATGTACAGACAAAACGGAATTTACAGTTTTAATTTTGGCACAGAAATTAAGATTTTGATTGGCGTTGATAATAATACTGTTATGCGATTATCCGATGGCGCTACTATACCATTCGACCCAGCCAACACCGACTATCAGGCATATCTTGCGTGGCTTGAGGCGGGCAACACACCAGAACCCGCTGACGAGCCCGCTGACGAGCCCGCTGACGAGCCCGCACCATGACGCCCGAACTGCAAAAATACTACGAAGATCGGTTTGCCATGATGACCCATCAGGGCTGGCGCGATCTGCTTGAAGATATTGACGGAATGATAACGTCCTTGAACAATGTATCCACTATCCAGGACGAAAAGGATTTACAATTTAAGAAGGGTGAGTTATCTATCTTAAATTGGCTGAAAACCTTGAAACAGGTCAGCGAAGAGGCATACGAGGCACTCAATGAGAAAGATCTTTGAATTTCTCTGCGAAAGCGGAGAGCGCATCGAACGATTTGTTGAATACGAAGACAAAGTAGTTCGTTGCAATTGCGGCAAGACGGCCAGCCGCACAATATCTGCACCGGCGTTTAAATTGGAAGGGTGGTCGGGAGCGTTTCCAACGGCTCACGCAAAGTTTGATAAAAAGCACCGAGACAAGCTAAAATCCGAGCAGAAGGCGAACAGATAAGCAGAAATGCCCTGTTCATGTTTAATCCTGAGAACCAAAAGATGGCAGGAAAAGGAACTTCGACATGTTGATTGATAAAGAACCAGAGATGCCTAGTGAGTTAGAGGCAGAAGAAGCAAAACTACCCGAGTACGCAGCGCCAGAGATACCTGAATTGCCCGACCGCTATCGCGGAAAGTCCATTGAGGATGTCGTCAAGATGCACCAAGAGGCCGAAAAGGTCATTGGTCGCCAGGCGCAGGAAGTCGGGGAAGTGCGGAAACTAGCCGATGAGCTGATCAAGCAGAATCTCTCGTCAAAATCGCAACCTGTTGAACAGGTAGAGCCTGAAGTAGACTTTTTTGAGAATCCCCAAAAGGCGATTCAAAAGACCGTTGAGTCACATCCGGACGTTATCGCTGCCCGTCAAGCGGGTATCGAGTTCCAACGGATGCAAACCCAGCAGCGCCTGGCGCAAGAGCACCCTGATTTCATGGAAATCAGTGCCGACAAGGACTTTGAGACATGGATTAAATCGTCTCAGGTACGACTCGAGCTCTACACCAGAGCGGATGCGAAGTTTGACTTCGACGCGGCTAATGAGTTGCTGAGTACCTACAAACAGTTGCGTGGCATCAAGCAAAAGCAGGTGGAGCAGTCCGGTAAGGAAGCTCGCCAGCAGACGATGAGAGCCGTGCAAGTGGACGCAGGTGGGACGGGTGAGAGCTCCAAACGTGTCTATCGCAGAGCTGACCTTATTCGGCTGAAAATGACCGACCCAGCTCGCTACGATGCGCTGTCAGACGAAATTATGACGGCCTATGCAGAGGGACGGGTCAAATAAATTTACTTTTGACCTTTAGGAGTTAGACATGGCAACAGCATTTAATCCCGCAAATAGCGTAACAACGACAACAGCAGCAACCTTTATTCCAGAGATTTGGAGTGATGAAATTGTTGCGGCCTACAAAAAGAACCTGGTTCTGGCCAACGTTGTTATGAAGATGAACTTCAAGGGCAAGAAAGGTGACACCGTTCACGTTCCAGCCCCAACCCGTGGTAGCGCCTCGGCCAAAACAGCGACCAACGCTGTCACGCTGATCGCTGCAACTGAGTCCGAAGTCCAAATCCTGATCAACAAGCACTACGAGTACAGCCGCCTGATCGAAGACATCGTCGAAGCCCAGGCTCTGAATTCGCTGCGTCAGTTCTACACCAACGACGCCGGCTATGCGCTGGCTCGCCAAGTAGATACCGATCTGGTGCAGCTCGGCCGTGCATTCAACGGCGCCACCATTGGCACCGACGACTACGCAACCAGCAACACCACAACCAAAGCTTACATCGGCTCGGACGGTACGACTGCTTATAACAGCACGACCTCCAACGCTGCTGCCCTGACCGATGCTGCGATCCGTCGCACCATCCAGCGTCTGGACGACAACGACACCCCGATGGATGGCCGTTTCTTCGTCATCCCACCCTCCAGCCGTAACACCCTGATGGGTCTGGCTCGCTACACCGAACAGGCATTTGTCGGTGACGGCAGCGCCATCCGTAACGGTGAAATCGGCAACCTGTACGGTATCCCCGTATTCGTCACTTCCAACGCCGACTTCGGTGCTGGTAACACGGGCGCTGACCGTATCTGCCTGATGGGTCACAAGGAGTCGATGGTGCTGGTTGAGCAGATGGGCGTTCGTTCGCAGACCCAGTACAAGCAGGAATACCTGGGCACGCTGTTCACCTCTGACATGCTCTACGGTGTCAAGGCAATGCGTACTGCTGCAACCGTCGGCGCTGCTACATCGTCCTCGGCCTTTGCACTGGCTGTTCCAGCCTAATTAAACTCCCCGGCTTAGGCCGGGGGTTTTTAACCTAATTAGGAGAACATCATGGCAAATGCAACATCCGTCGTCGTACGCGCTGGCAATGACCAGTTTCGCGGTCTTTACACTAGCACCTGGTTGGTTCGTGCCACTCTCAACGCTGACAGCTTGTCTGACGGCGCTGGTGACACCGATACCGTAGCTGTTCCCGGTGTGGCACTCGGTGACATGGTTTTGTCGGCTTCTCTGGCAGTGGATGTGGCGGGTCTTATCGTCACAGGCTATGTCAGCGCAGCAGACACCGTTAGCATCCGGTTCCAGAACGAAACCGGCGGCACCGTTGATCTGGCGTCGTCCACACTTCGTCTCGTAATCGCACGTTCATTGGCGTAAAAGCCGGGGGCTTTGGCCCCCGTCTTGCCATCAGGAGGTTTCATGGCAACTTTTAAGTGTCTATCCAGTGGCCAAACAGTCACGTTTACTTTGCAGCACGACATCGACAGCATGAAAGGCCATCAAGGATACATCCGCGTCGATTTACCCGAGGATACGCACAGCGAAGAGGCTAGTTTGGTAACCATACCCCCGCCAGCAAAACGGCAGGGGCGGCCAAGGAAAATGGAAAATGTCGGAAATTGACCCGAGAGAGTTTGGCAAATTGGAAGCGCAAGTAGAACTCATGCAGTCAGAGATCCATGCGCTGCGCAATGACGTCAAGCAGTTGCTGGAAATGGCTAATAAGTCCAAAGGCGGCTTTTGGATGGGTATGACGATCGCGTCTGCTTTGGGCGGCATACTGACTTTTGTTGCAGATAGACTGTTTTTCAAATAAGGGGTGACATCATGCCAATGGTTGACGGAAAGAAGTACCCATACACGAAAAAGGGCAAGCAGGAAGCTGCTTCGGCCAAAATTAGCAAGCTGCGTAAAGAAGGTTATCCGCAGAAACAAGCCGTGGCTATTGGCTTGAGCATGGCAGGGATGGCCAAGAAAAAGGCCA